GTATCACCATCGACAACACGATTAATTTCTATAACTCGGAAGTTGTAACAACTCTTCCGACTTGGTGGGGTCATTGCTCCCATGATTTACCTCCTGTGCGTTTGCTGCAATACCAATCACAAATGCACCAACCGCAATGACTGCAGCAGCACCCCATACCCAACGTTCTAGTTGTCTGACCCTATTCTTAAGGTCATCATTTTGTTTTTCAATACGACTTGCGAAAGAATCTAACTCACTCATTTGAGGAACTTCTTTCATACGTTCCTCTAAACTAATAACTCTTTCTCTAAAACTTTCTACTCTACTTTCTAGAACAGCAAGTTTGGAATCCTGTTCAGCATCCTTATTCGTCAGGTCGCTCATCGTTTATTTCAGTATTTGCCATACGAAGTATATATACAACATAATATAAAACTCCTGCTAACAAAATAATTAAGGATATTATTACGCTCCAAGTGGGTTGATTGATATCATTCAGAGGTCTCAGAATCAGTTCCATCTTTACTAAAAGGACTAGGTATCAATTGATAAGATAATTTATCTCTCAACCTATTTACACGATCTATATCAAAGACAGAAAATTTACCTCTTTTTTCTACATGTTTATAATAATGTAAAGCATTTTGGATGATTGTAAAATCTTCCATATCCAAATCAAATTTCATTAGCAATCATTAAATACACTTCCAATTTCTGAACCAAGAGACTCACCTGCACTCTGTCCCAAAAGAGTTGCCCATCCTGCAGCCAACCATCCAATATAAGGAATATTGATTACAGCGGGAACAATAACACCAGCAGAAATAGCACTACCTGCCATCGCACCTTGTGACCGTGCTCCAGCGTCCGCCGCTATACATTCGGCGTTTTGAGCATTGAACTTTCCCTCGCCATCTACAGCGCCTCCTGAACCCATATTACGGGTTCCTTCCATTGTATATTGATCTCGACGATATTCATCACGCTTTTCTGTACCACCGCCAAACAATCCCCGTTTAGTTTTATCAAGATTCATTGACCGTTCAGATTCTAAAACTTTGGGATCATTTGCACGATATTCAATCTCATATCCATCCTTTCCTGCTTTAATTCTATAGGATGAATATGGTCCGTGAGGAATATTAATTGTAGGGGGTTGATGAACATCAGGAGTTTGTTTAATAAGATGTCCCAACACACCAATATGAGCAACACCAATAACGCCACCAATTATCAATGCTGCAATTTTTAAAGGCGACTTATTTGGTAAATTCTCAGTAGTTTGAAATTTTTTCATCATCCTTTCTTAGATTCAATTGCAGACACTACGGGAGGTTCTTCTTCTTTTTTTGTTGTTACTGCTTTATTTGCTGCAGCACCACCTGCCTTAGCAGGACTCAAACCAAACGCAGCTAACGATCCAGAAAACACGGATGCGATAAAGGTAGGATCAAAGTCTAAAATCTTTTGTCCATTAGGCAAGCGAACATAGCTAAAGGTAAGGAGAGATGCAGACCAAATAAGTACAACAACTTTCACCAGATTACCAAGAACTTCACTCTTATCTTCATCATGGTCCTTCTCTTCTACTTTAGCTTTTGATTTATTTCCGAGCATATGTATAGAGTAAGGCAACTCTATTTATTAGCGGCGTTCTTTAATGTTTCAATAAGATGCATATGTCCTTGAAAATAACCAGCAATAATAATTGTTATGGTCAACAAAAAAACTCCCATCAACGAAAGAGTTAATGGGAGTGTATAATTTTTAGATTTATTTTTTAATATATCCATTCTCTACTAACCATTTGTGAGTGAGGGGAGTAGGTTGATAAACTTCCCACATTTTGCCAGCAGCACATGCTTCTAATGCTTTAGCAGTCATACCTTCAGTAAGTCCAGCCCACTTTGCTTCTGCTTCCCAAGGTACAGCAGATGATGGATAAGATTTTTCAACCATATCCCTCCAAACTTGAGGAACATCCTCTTCAGGTTTGATAATAGCAATCAAACTATTCTTAATAGTTCCTGCCATACAATCCTGTGCAGCGTGCCAACCCTCATGACGCATCACGGTCATAAGTGTAGATGGGCGATTCATATATGATTTATTCAGAAAAAAGTTATTACTTACAGTGTGATAGACACCACGATGTCCTGCTGGAAAATACTTTTGATCTGCTAGAAACACCTTAACTCCGACCTTATTAAGGGAAATAAGCATACTGTGGAACTCATTAGAAACAGATGTAAAAGATTCAGTATTAGGATACTTACTAGAAATATCCAAAAGACTAACGACTTCTTCGACTCCATCTGTACATTCTCGTAGAATCATACACCCCAGAGAATCCATAGTATTATAACCCTTGGTGATTTTAGAGTTGTTCGCTAATGCTGGAGCAGTTAATGATACTGCAGCCAACAAACTGAATATAATTTTTTTCATGGTAAATTAATCGGAGGACCAGAAAAGGTAGGTGAAGATACTGCAGGACCAGTTACTTCGGGAATCGTTGGCATAGCAGCATCAATTAAACCAGGAAGTGCATCAGAGATTGCTTCTACAGCAGCATTAGAAATTTTTTCTCGGGCTTCTTCAATTAATAAACCCGAATTTTTATACAAATAAACTCCACTACCGATAACTGCCAATGAAGTCAGTCCCGATAGTAGAGCAATAACATTAATTATTTTTTGCATAATAAGCCTCGTAATATTTTACAATTCCATTTACATTGGTATTCCCTTGAGAAACCCAATCATGAACACACTCGTAAATGGATTGGTTTGAATATTTAGGTTCTCCATTAGTTTTTAATGTAGAACCGAATTTTTTTAATAAAATATTAAGTGCTTGTGTTCTAATCAACATTCTATCTTCAGAATATCTCCAATCATTAGTCATCGGTATTGTCCCATACCATTACCAGATTGCCAATTAATAGGACCTTCTTGGAAATTTTCAGAACCGCCTTGATACTCTCCTACTGTAGTCCAACTGTTAGATGCAATTTCATACATCTCTTGATGAATGTCTTCTGATTCTTTAAACTCTTCTTTGTTATTTTCTTCTTCACGACGCGCTGCTTCTTCAAGCATTTCTTCATGAGTAATTTGAATTTCAGTTTTTACTATTTCAATATCTGAATCTACAAACCATGGATCAATTGGCATTTCAATCGGTGCAGGAATACCAATATAGTTCATTTCTTCACATGAAACTTCTTCATCATCAATTTCACACTGAATAAAATCTTGATAGTTTGTTGTATCTTCTCCAACAATTGGAGATTTAGTTACTTCAACAATTTTTTTGATGAGTTGTTTAATCATGACCAAATCATTTTTTTAGTGTAATCGTATGCATAATGTTGGCGATATCCCTTAATTCCCCAACCCAACCAATAATAAGCACCAACCATATACTGATCGACTGTTCGACCAGGACCTTCAAATTCAGGTAGAATTTTTTGAAACTGAGATTCATTAATCATGTAAGCAGTCTGACCTTCAAGTGAAGAAGGGTCATAACCATACTTCTTAGCAAAGTATCCTAACCCCAAATAACGGTTCGTAGAGGTCCACTGAATGAGTCCGTAACCACCGCTATGGCAACGGTCGTAAGAAACTCTAGCACCTCCCTCGCAGATGTTGGGATGGAAGTTGCTTTCCGATTTAATGTTTCCCATGATCGTAGCAAGAGCGTTACGATCGGTAATTCTTGTTTTCTCTTGAAGTTTTTCCAGGACATATTTTTCATTGTAATTACATTCTGGGCACTTCCAAGTTTTTTCCACCACTTCGATTGGAACCGCCTTTTCTTCATTGACAGTCACATCAACAGTGGGCGGGTTCTCAATTTCACTGATGCTTGGATAAGCACAAGCAGCAGGAATAGATGTAATCAAAGCAATTGAAAGAATTTTATTGAGCATTAAATTTAATAAAAATCTACATCCACTACCACAGAAAATGATCTGATAAGTGGCACGAAATATGTATAATACCAAAAAAAGGAGAAGATGTCAAGCATTTTCTCCTCCCTTTTTAAACTGGATTGTATGCTGGTATCATCATACCTCCATCCATATCATCATCATCGTCAATATCAACATCTTTTAGTGCCGAATGAATTATAAAAGCACCTAGCATACAAGTTGCTAGTACTAACATCACCAAATACCAGGAATAATTTGACCGCTAACGGCATAAGATCCCATTGCGGCAATGACACCAATCATTGCTGCCCAACCATTAATGCGTTCTGCTTTTTCGTTCATTGTTTTTCTCCAGAAATGTTTGTGTAGATAGAAGTATCACCATAATCACGGTGAGTTTTGTAACCAACGACAGCACCTTTGGTATTCATAAG